TTGGCGTCCACGCTGACAAAGCGCACGGTGGTGTCGACCAGCCGCGTGGTATAGCGGTTGAGCGTCGGGTATTCATCGAGCCGCGCAGTGCGGGCCGGGTACAGCTTCGTGCCGGCATCCCAGGCATTGAGCGTGGCGCGCACCAGGTTGATCGCGCCGGCCGTCAGGCTGTCGATTTCCACCGTTTCGACCGTGCGCGCATCGGTCATCAGGATGGCCAGACCGCCCTTGTGGAAGTCCAGCCCAGCGGTGGCGACCGGAATACTCAGTGCACCGAGGGCGAGGGCTGCCGGCAGCACATTGATCTCGGCCCACACCGGCACGGCCCACGTGCGCGCGCTGGCGTCGTACAGCATCGACTCCATGCGCTGGCGGTTGACGCCCTCTACCACTGGCACAAACTCCCAACTGCGGCGTGGTGTTTCGCGCAGCGGCGTGCTGGTTTCGTTGCCATTGGTTCCGCGCTCCACCAGCGTCAACCACTCCAGCCGCTCGGTGACGCCACTGTCCCAATTTGGCGCATAGGTCCATGCGGTGACGCGCTGACCGGTGATGCGCACGCCAAGCGGCGGATCGCCGGCAAACAGCCACTGCACGGTGGTGTCGAGGGTTGCCGCACCCGCCACGCCGATGCTCAGCTGCCACGTCAGCTCCTGCAGCGGCGGCATCACCAGTGGCGGGTTGCCTTGCCCGCTGACTACGATGGCGCTGTCGCTATCGCTGAGCACATCGGTCACGGTGGAGGAGCGATCGAGCCAGGCATTCCATACCGTCACGGTGCGCGTCTGCGAACTGACCAGATTGCCCAGCGCGATGGTCGCCGGATGGATCTGCACGCGGTTGTAGAAGTCGTCCACGTAGCCGAGGCTGGATGCGGCGGCGATCACTCGGGCTTGGCCGCTGGCATTGCCACGTGCCATCGGGGCGCTGGTATAGCCCGTGCCGATATCCACCTGATGCGGCGGCCAGTAGTCCACGCTGAACGACGACAGCGCGGTCGTGACACATGCATTCACGTAGCCGGCAACGCTTGAGAGCGTATCGGTGGCTTTGATCACGGCCATCGGTTACGGACCGTCATAGCGGATGGCATGGCCGAAGGTGCCGGTACCCGGCGTATTGGTCAACGTATTGCCACGCGCGCTGCGCTTCCACCACGGGTAAACCTTCCACTTGTCCGCGCCCAGCGTGATGATCTGCTGGTCGTTGAGGTTGTCGATCATGACGAAACGCGCATGCCCGAGCTCAGCCACGCACGACACCAGGGTGGACGGACGGCTGGCATACACCGTGACCGGAATCAATGGCGCCTCGCCGTTCCATGCATTCGGGCTGTTTTGCATCAGTGTGAAGGCATCGCGCCACGCACCTTCGACGGCCCACGTAGCGGAGTCCAGCTTGTGATCGATCGCGCCATTTTGCGACGGCGGGTAACCGACCAACCCCTGAAACAGGCCGGCATTCATCGTGCCGGACGACTGCATGTAGCCACCCTGCGCGCGAACGTCCATCGAGCTCTTCTGATCGTTCAGGGCCACATCCGATCCGGCATACCAGTTGCCGGAGCCGGTGAGGCCCGCCGTCGTCGACTGCCCAAAGGCGATGTACTGATACATGGTGATGCCGTAATTGACGACCAGGTACACCTCGTCCGGATTGGTGAGGATGTGAATGTTGTAAGTCATCGGGAACGAAAACGGATTGACGCCCAGAGTGGCGCCCGTGGTCGCGAAGCCCAACGTGGCCTTGCCTACGTCTGAGCGACCGCTCAAGACGCCAGCAGCCTGAGTGGTACCGCATTGCACACCGAGCCGTGGATAGGTCTGCGCGATATTGGCCACTTCGGCGAACAACGTGCCCTTGCTCAGCACGCTGCCGGTCAAGACATAGCCGTTCGCCGTGCAGGCGTTCTGCACCGCCGCCAGCAGATCCGCGAAAGAGTTGGCCGTGCCCGTAACGAACGCCACTACTTCATCTCCAGCAGAAAATAATCACCCAGGCCGGTGCGAAAACAGTCCTGCAACACCACGTGCGTGTTGCCACCGAAAACGCAGGTGTTCTCGACGCTGCTGTTGAAACCGGAGATATAGCGCACACCGTCCAGCTCACCCCACACATTGCCCGTGTTCCACAGCACGCACTTCAAGCCTTTGTAATAGCCGCCCGTATCACGGCGAAGCGTGGGCGAGGGATTCTGGCCACCGGCATACGGCGCGTTGTTGAACAACTGCCAATTGCCCATCACATCGCGTATGGCACCCTGCGCAATGCCGCCACCCTTCAGGCCGCTGGTGTGTGTTGCCGCGGTGTCGGAGAAACGCGTGACAGGGACGCCACTGAGCGTGCCGATCACCGCGAGTGGGTACGGGTACTGGCTGGGCGTGCCGTACGGCAAAATCAGGCCGACGTAGCCCACCTCGTACACGGGCGTGCCGACCTTGAGCCCCAATGCAATGCGCTGGGCGTTCACGCTGAGCCAGTAGTCGATACGCTGGTTGTGCGCGCACATCCCGCTCTCGCGGTAGCCAGGCTGCGAGGTAAACGCATTACCGGCCACGTAGCCGGTGAAGCCGGCCACGCTGAGGTTGTAATAGTCGGCGGTCTGACTCTGGTACGCGCGAAAGCCGATATAAATCGATTGCGTACCGGATAGGCCCCCACCCAGCAGGATCAGCTCACGGATTACCGTGCTGTCGGTGTACGGCGTCGGGTTGACGTACCGCAACGTGGTCCAGCCGTTCGCTTCGGCGAAGGTCTTTATCTTGAGCAGCATCTGCCAGTGCGCGACGCCTTCGCTACCCTTGCTGTCGACGTAACCGATATCGCTAGCCATCAGTGATTCACCAGCGTCTTGAGGGTGGTTTTATTGCGGCCAAGCACCTGCAAGATCACCTGCTCGCCCTCGCTGCTGTTGAGGTGGTCGCTGATCGCGTTGGGATCGAGCGTGGTGATCAGGCGCAGGTTGCGACCCGCACTGCCTGCCTGCGCGCTGCTTTTACTGTTCATGTTGAAGCTCGGGTCATTGCGCGCCGCGAAGCCCGCGGGGAAAGCCATGCCGCCGTTGACGTAACCGCCATCGGCAAAGCCGGCATGTGAGCGGTCGACCACCGCCGCCATGCCGCGTCGGTTGAAATCCTCGAGGAACGTGCGCGCGCCGGGCTGCTTGACCACTTCCTGACGATTCACAAACTCGCCGCGATGCACGGTGCCGGCCGGCTCATACTTGCCGCCGTGGCCGGTGTAACCGCCATCGCTAAAGCCGGCGGTGACCGAGCGGATATTGCCGATGATGCCGACACCTTCGGCGAAGGCCTGCGCGATCAGTGGAATGTTCTGGGGCCAGCCCTTGGCGGCGGCTTGGCTGATATCCATGTACATGTTGACGCTGGCCTGCGCGATCGCGGCAGACTTGCTCAGTGCAAAGGCAGCACGGTAGGCCTTGCTCTGCTCGCCATAGCCCTGCTTGATCGCATCGGCCGCGGCATCCAGCGAGCTGGTGATGCCCAGCATCATCACCTGCTGGCGCGCAGTGTCGATCTTGGCCAGCTCGGTGGCGTGCGCCGTGGCCAGGGCTTGGCTTTTGTCGGCGAAGGCTTGATCCGAATCGAGCGTGGCCGCGTGCCACTTGTCCAGGGTGTCGAGTTGCTTTTTATAAGCCTCTTCCAGCGCCTTGTGCTGCACATCGAGCTTGTCCAGCTCGCCGAACGGACCGCCGACGGTCGCATCCACGCCCTTGTACTCGGGCAGCTTGGGCAGGTTCTGATTGAGCACCAGCGCGGTGGTGTCGCTGTATTCCTGGGCGGTGATCGTACCCTTTGTCAGCTGATCATTCAGCTGCTTGAGCTGTGCGAGCGCCTTGCCAAAATCCACGCCGTTGACGTCTTTCAAACTGTCGCGCAGCTTGACGAATGCCTCGCGGTCCTTGTCCGCGATCTTGTCCAGCGCGGCATCGCGCGCGGCGCCGTACAGCTGAATCAGCGCGTCACGCTGCGCGTTGATCGCCACGACGTCGGCGCCTTTTTCAGTCTTGGCTTTGGCCGAGAGTTCGTTGGCCTTGGCGACTTCGTCGTTGTACGTGGCCCACACCTTGGCCACGGGATCGAGCGCGCCCTGTTCGTCGCCCAGCAGCTTGATCAGGTCGGCATGCGCTGCCGCCGCGGCTTTCTGCTGCGCGGCGTCGCTCTTGGCCTTGGGCTTCTTGTCGATATCGGCCATCAGCGTGTCGTACAGACCGCCGCTAAAACTGGCGCTGCCATCGGCACCGACGACGCGCTGCACGCCGTTGAGCTTGGCGTTGTTCGGATCGGCGCCGGCCCACAGATCCTCGAAGTATTTATTTAGCTCTTTGATCTTTTCCTTTTGGCTGTACGCCTTGTCGATGCTGGCCGCCAGGCGATCGAGGCCCGCATCAGCGGTGACAGCCTTGTCGTTGAGCTGGGTGTGCGCTGCGGCGTCGTCAGCATCCTGCTGGGCCTTGTCGATCTTGGCCTGCAGCGCCTTGAGCTCGGCCTCGTCGGCATCACTCCATGTGGCGCGCGTGCCCGGCACCTTGGACAGGGCCGAATTGAGCAGCGGCGTAAGGCCCGTGCTGGCACCGCCGATACTGGCGAGCGCCCCACCGACGTTGTTGGTGCCACCCTCCTGCGCACTGATTTTTTTGCCGAGCAGCGCGTACAGCTTGGTTTGATCGTCGGCGGTGCCCAGCACCAGCGATGCGCCGGTTCTCATCTGCTCCCATGCACCGCCGGCGGACTTCTTGACCTTGTCCCACATCGCCGCCAGCCCGGACAGCTGGGCATCCATCTGCTCGATGCGTTCCTGCGCGGCACGGTGGAATGCCTCGGCGGCCACGTCCATCGCGGCCTGCGTGTCGCCTTCTTCCTCCAGCGCCTTGATCTGGTCATAGATGCTGGTGGTCAGAAAGTGATATTGCTCGTTGGCCTTGACCGCACTGGCGGCGGTGCCGTCAAACATCTTCAGCACGTCGGCTGTGGCCTTGTCGGCGCTTTGACCGGTGAGTGCGGCCATGTCCACCGCGGCCTTCCCCATCGCACCCAGCGCCTGACTGCCGACCTTCCCGCTGGCCACCAGCTGGTTGAGCACCGCACGTGAGGCGCTGATGCTGCCATTGGCGGCGGTGATGCCGCTGGCCAGCTTGTCGATCTCCCCCGTAGTGGTGCCGGCATAGTTGCCGGTGGCGGCAATCGACTGGTTGAGCTTGTCGTTTTCCGTGGCGACCTGCTCGGCCGCGAGGACGAACGCACCGAGCGAGCCGACCACCGCACCGATCGCCAGACCCAGCGGACTGAACAGCACCGACATCAGGCCGGCTTGGCTGGCCAGCGTCATGCTGGTCTGCCCCAGCCGGTTCCACTGACCGGTGGACAGATCCTTGATCAACCGCCCCATTTCGATGCGCGTCTGCGCCGTGTTGAAGTTGAACGTGTGCATGGCGGACCCGGCGCCCGTGATGGCCACCCGGTTCTGGTCGATCACCGACTTAAAGCGCGTGTAATCGTCCAGCCCGACCACGCCGGACTTGCGCATGGCGTTGAGCGACTGCTCTTGTGCGTCGAGCTTGGCCAGCGCCTTGAGGGTCGGATCAATCTGCGCGGCGAGCTTCGCCATCTCCGTGCGCTCGGCGGCGATGCCAGCCGCCGCACCACCCGTGCCGGCGGTGGTGGCCATGCGCGAACGGTAGGAGGCCAGCGCGTCGCTGGCGCGCTTTGCCGCGGCGGCTTGATCGTCATAGCTCTGGATGGTGCTGCGCGCAGCTTCCGCGGCACGCTCAGCCTGTGAGCGCGCCGACTCCTGCACCTGCACCTGCTGGCTGGTGGCCTGCACCATCTTCTGGATGCGCACACTCGCTTGGTCCGCACTTTCTCCCACGGCATCCGTGGCGGCCTTGGCGCCGCCGATGCTGGTGGAAAGGCCGTCCATGCCCCTGACGGCCTCCAGCAGGTCCGCCCGGACACGCAACAGCAGCTCGTAATCTTGGACGGCCATCGTGGGTGTCAATCCTTCAAGTGCGCGATGTAGTCACTGGCGGCTTTGCCGCCCACCTGTGCGGCCGCCGTATCCATGACGCGTGCCCGACGATCGCGACGCTCTTTACGCAGCGCCGCGTCGTAGAACAGCATCAGCTGCCGCTGGGTGTATCCGGTGAGGCTTCGCGCGTCGTGTCCGGCGGCGGTGAGGGTGGCGAAGATGTCAGCC